TCTATGGAGTCACGCCGCAAACCAACAGCATCAATGTGGGATCGTTCAACAATCAACTGTTTGAAGATGTGCGTTTTATGAACGGGCCGGTGTCCATCACGTTCAACGGTGGAGCGACCAATACGGTATTCAGAGATTGCGATTTCTGCACGGGTGATGGTCAGAGCACATACGGTTACGGAACGTTTATCAACGGTGTTAATGATGGGACGCTGTTTGAAGGTTGCTCCTTTTCTGTTCCCCCTACTAACGGCATATTAGTGGCTGCATACGGTGGCACGGCTTTGATGTTTCAGCGGTGTTCGTTCTACGGTGGGGCTACAGGAGGCTACGCACTTTATCTGGCCTCATACGGCAGTCCGCTTAGTGCCATCGTGCAAAACAGTGTTTTCTATGGCGATTGGGCTTATGATGCAATCAGCAACCACGGAACGAATACTGTTTTCACTGACAACATATTCAACGGAGCTACGGCGGCACACAACGGCTCGATAGCAGTCGGAAGCGAGGCGGTAAATACCATCATTGTGAATAACGTGGGGCAAAACAAGATCACCGATGCTGGAGCCTCAACTTTTCAATGGTATGTCACGAATCAGTTATTGACTGTGGTAGGCAAGTCAACGAATACGGTCAGTCTGGGTGCGCCGGATGTTTATGCCGGCAACGGTTTTCACGGGAATGCCGATACTGCAACGTCGCTGGCCAGCGCTACCAACGTAATCAGCGCGGCAAATCTGACTCTGGGGAACTTCACCAGCACTGTTTGCGGTTATTTGAAGTTCACGAATAACGGAGTCACCTATTCGCTGGTCTTGTCCACAAACAATCCATGATCTTCATTTTCGTCATTTTGTTCTGCCTTTGCGGCTTAGGATATTCTCAAACCAACCTAGAATATACCGGGCAGGTGATAACTAATGGTACGATGTTCACCAGCGTGCCGCCAGCAGGCTCCGGCCCGACCATCACATCGGTGCAAGTGCTGGCTTTAAGCTCAACCAGCGCCGGAGTATCTTGGACTACCTCGCCGTCCACCACCAATAACTGTGTCGATTACGGTCTGACAACCGCTTATGGATCAACGGTGCTGAGTAATGTCAATACCACAACGCCATCTAATTATGTTACCGGGTTGTCCGAGGCGACAACCTATCACTTCCGGTGCCGTTCCGGTAACGCCTCGAATGGTCTGAACTCTACCAATACAGATAGTACGTTTTGGACATTAAGCATTACGCCAACCAACCTATCGGGGGCAACCAACATAGCATGGTGGGTGGCAGACAACATCACCGGCACAAATGCTACCGGCTACATCACTAATTGGCCTGACTCTGGGCTGGGTGGCTTTAACCTTAGAAAGATCGGAAGCGCCGGAGTTCCTATGGTTAGCAATAACTGGCTTAACGGACATGCCATCGTTCATTTCTCGACGACCACCAATTCAGCTTTGGTGAATACAGCGTATTTTGCCAACCAGCCCCAGGAAGTCATGGCTGTCATTTCTATACCCGTTGCAACGGAACCTGCTTATACTTGGATCATCGATTCGACTAACACCTCTTATCGGAATGGTTTTGAAACCAGCTCGGCGGTCAGTGGTGCTTATAGGCACTATGCTGGATCAGCGTCGGGTTACTATACCCTGCCCGGAAAATGGTTCGTGCTGGACTTGGTGTTTTCAGGTGCAAGCTCTGGGATTCTGAGCAATAATGTTTCAGCAAGTGGAACGAATAGTATCGGCACGCAGGCTGACGCTGGATTCACTTTTGGAAATAGATACGATCTGAGTCAGAGCTGTTTATTTGATGTTGCCGAAATTGTTACTTATTCCAATATACTAGGGGGAGTTGGAAGCGCGGGCGTATTCTCATCAGCGTCAGCTAGAACTAATCTATACAATTATTTGACCAATAAATACGCAATTTCTCCATGAAACCCCTGCTCTCAATCCTGCTGTGCCTGTGCCTGACGGCGGGGGATTTGTTATGATAAGCCAAAAAGACATGCTGGACATAATTCTGACAGAGGCGATTGAAATGCAAAGCGAGCGCGTCCTCTTGGATGGAAATAAAACAACTGATCCAGACTTGGTAATACAGTACGACTTGCGAGTGGTGCAAAAAGAGGACGGCACGTTTGAGTGGAGAGATTAAATGAGAATCTTCCTTGCCCTACTCCTCTCAGCCCTGACGGCGGGGGCTGCGACCTACTACGTCAGCCCGAACGGGAACAACTCATCCGGTAATAGCTGGGCCAATGCGTGGACTTCGCTTTCGTCGGCCAGCGGCGTGGCGGCAGGCAGCACGGTTTACATTGACGGCGGAACCAGCGGCGGTGCGGGCATCACTTACAACATCTCCGGGAGTTGGGGCATCAGCGGGGGTTCAGCGGGGAACATCACGACCTACCAGATTGGCCAGGACTCGTCGCACAATGGCATGGCGATATTCAATGGGACGGCAGGAGGCATTTGGCTTAATGGCGCTCAGTATGTTCGCATTTCTGGCAACGCGGGAGACGGCAAACAACACTTCGAGGTTACTGGCTATACCTGTCTTTACCTGGGGTCAACGGTGAACACGGTTTACCTCGGCTACATTTACCAACCCAACGGTGGTTCCGGTGGGAGCAGTGCCGGGGATATGTATATCTACCCCTCAGCGGTTAATTTCGAGTTGGATAGCTGCTTTGTGAAATGCACATCGGCCAGTGCTGACTCGTTCTGTTACGTCTCCTGCGGCGGATCAACTTGGGACAACTGCCTATTCCATAACAACACGATCTGGGTGCCGCACACTTCAGACCCGGCTATCGGGGCCGACTGCTTTCAAGTGGTAGGCGTTGGATACAGCATCTATTCAAACACCATCGTTGGCTACACCCTGCCCGGAGGCGTCAATCACCAGGACGGATGGCAAGACACTGGAGGCAGCAGCTACATCAAGATTTACGACAACACCATAATAGACATGGGCAACTCGGGCTTGTTTGCCGATGGTTACAATGGGGGCTTCAGCCACGTTCGTTGCTACAACAACATCATCGGCTGGGATACAGTACCCACCGGCTACACTCGCGGCATTGAATTTGGGACTGATGGTGGGGCATTGGCCAACCCTACCGTATGGAATGACGTGGTGATCGCCAACAACACGATCATGGACCTTCCCAGTCCAGCCGTGTTCGCCATTCAGCTTTACAATTCGACTGTGCATCCAAGCACTTGGACTTCCTGCTATGTGGACAACAACGTCTCGATAAACTGCGCGGGTGGAATCGGCGGTTCCATAGGGGCAAATGACACAGGTTCAATCACAGTGGCAGATAATGTGAGTGGGGCATCATCGCCTGACTTCGTTGGATACAGCACCTACGGCGGGACGAATAACAACATGAGACTGGCCCCGCCGAGCAATCCGTTGATAGGTCAAGGGGTGAATCTTTCCAACTACTTCACCACCGATTACGCTGGCAACACCCGTGCTGCAAGCGGCGCTTGGGACATTGGAGCCTATGCCTATACGACCAACGCGCCCAGTACAACCACTTACTACGCCTCACCAACCGGCACCGGGAATGGTTCGCTCGCCTCACCGTGGAGCCTGCCTACAGCCTTGGCGAGCGCGGGAGTATCGAACACGGTCACACTGCTCGATGGAGTTTATCCTCAGAGCGGAGGGTTGGCCATTCCTGCCAGTTACATGACGGTGAAGGCATTGAACAAGTGGAAGGCAGTCATCACTAATACTAGCTTGACGGACTATTCTGTGGCACTCTACACCTGGCCAGCATCCACCGTGTCCAGCGTCACGATTGACGGCCTGCACATCACCCACGCTGGCGGTGCGGGCATCGAGTTATGCGGCCCGAACTGCACGGTGCAGAACTGCTGGATAGATCACAGCGGCGTGGCTGCGGCGGGACACCAGTTCGGGCACGGAATTTTCCTCTACGGCCCACAGAATGGCACGCTGATCCAGAATAACCTGATCGAGTGGAACGGAGTGGATGCGAGTTACGATCACGGCATTTATGGTTGCGGCACCAACAACGTGATTCGCAACAACGTCTCGCGGCACAACTGCGCGTCAGGTATACAGGTTTACGGCACGGGCGGAACGGACAATGCCCAGATTTACAACAACCTCGTTTACAGCAACGGCTGGGGCGCGGTGTTCGCCAGCGGGGACCAGATGTATCTCTATTCGCAGGCCGATGGGACGAAGAATTACGTCTTTGGCAATACTATCCTGAGCACCAACGCCTACGCCATCAACGTCAGCGCGAATGGCACCTGGTATCTCACCAACAACATCATCGGGGCCACATCCGGGAACGGCATCTACGGCGGAACGGTTTTAGCCGGGCACAACTACGTCGGGACACCGGCATTTGTGAGTCCATCCACGGGCCTTTACTGGCTGACCAGTGGCAGTGCGGCGAGAGGAATAGCGTTGGCAAATGTGTGTGGCCCGGTGAACTTCTTCGGCAGCGGGCAGAGCAGCGTGAGCGATGTTGGCTTCGCGCCATACAGCGCCACGTTGGCGGCAGACTCCCGCACGCTCGACCCGTCGGGGACGAGCGGGGCGGATTACTGGTTTACCAGCAAGACGAACACCTACGCGCCCAGCATCGCCAGCCAGTCGGCAGGCGTAACCAATTCGACCAGCGGAGGCTTTACGGTGAGCGTGACCGCGAGCGGCACTGCCCCGTTGTCCTACCAGTGGGCTACGAATAACTCGCCAGTGGCTGGTGCCACGTCTTCTTCTTACGGCTCCATGCCAGCTACGACCAACCAGAGCGGCAGCTACTCGTGCGTTATCACTAACCTGTACGGGGCGATCACCTCCACGGCAGTCAACGTGCTCATCACCAATGTCGTAGTCAACACGAACGGCAGCCTAGTGGTAAACGGCGGATTTGAGACAGGAGACTTCACGGGCTGGACGTTTGTGGGTAGCTCCTCTGACAATAATGTGTCCAGTGCCGCAAAGGATGTTCATTCAGGAACGTACGGAGCAAACCTGGGAGCTGTAACGTCCCTCGGCTACCTATCGCAGACTCTGGCAACGACCAACGGACAGACCTACCTGCTGTCGCTGTGGCTGAACAGCCCAGACGGACTCACGCCCAACGAGTTCCAGGTAAGCTGGAACGGCAGCGTCATCTTCGACCAAGCCAACATTCCAAACATCGGCTGGACTAACCTGCAATTTACGGTGCAGGCAACCGGCAGCAGTACTGTGCTGCAATTCGGTTTCCGGGACGATCCCACTGCTTTTGGCTTTGACGACATCAGTGTGACCGCAACTAACTCAGCTCCGGTTATTACCTCTCAGCCGAAGGACCAGACGGTGCGGGTGGGGACACCGGCGACGTTTAGCGTCACGGCGGTGGGAACCTCTTTGACCTACGACTGGCGCTGGCACGGGACCAACGTCGGCAGCGGTAGCAGCGTGAGCGTCACACCGTCGACCACGAACGAGAACGGGACGGTGGTCTACGTCAACATCGGCAGCGCCTACGGCGGGGTGGTTTCCACCAACGCCAACCTCTACGTGACCAACGGGGCCCTGCCTGTCATAGTGACCCAGCCCGTGAGCAAGAGCGTAACGGTTGGCAACTCGGCTACGTTCACCGTGTCGGCAACCGGGGCAACCTCCTACCAATGGACGATGGACGGGACCAACGTGGCCACCGGCTCAAGCTGGGTGACGGGGACTGGATATCCGGTGGGCACAAACAACGTCCAAGCGACGGCTATCAACACCTACGGTTCAACCCTTTCGGTCATCGTGACATTTGCCCGAACCAACACCCCAACTCCTCCTACCCCTTCCACCAATATTTACATGATTCACCTTGGGCAGGCCAAGCTAGGTCGTGCTATATTAAGCCAATAAACGGTGCCATGAATCAGGAACAAAAACTGTATAACGGAGACGTTTGCTTGGAACATAGGGTATCAACCATCGAAGCCGAGTCGCGTGAACGGGAGAAGATCCTCAACCTGACCGCTCAAGCCCTCGAAAAGCGCCTGGAAATGCTCAACGAGCTACGGGGCGACGTGATGACCAGAGGCGAGTACCAGAAGGCGCACGAAGCTCTTATCTACCGGATTGAGTCCGTGGAGAAGATGCAGGGCAAGGGCGTGGCGGCTGTGCTGACGCTGGTGGCCATTGTCGGTATCATCAGCACCATCATTGCGACCATTGCGCTGTTCTCGAACAAGTGATTTATGCCAAGTAAAACAACAGTAGAAGTAAACGCCGCACTGGCCTGGATTCTGGGCCAGTTGCAGCAGCAGTCAACATGGAAGGGGATAATCCTCCTGCTGACTTCAGCCGGTATCTACCTGAAACCGGACCAAATCGCAGCCATCACCACGGCTGGCCTTGCCATCGTGGGGTTGGTCAATGTGTTCCACAACGAAACCGCCGCCGCCGATGCCGCTGTCCAAAGGGCGCAGCAGGCAACCGCGACTGAACCAACCAAGCCTTGATTTATGAGAACACGAAACATCGCAGCGGTCTTTGGCCTGTGCCTCGCACTGGTTGTGCTTCCGGGCATGACCTGCAAGCCGAGCCAGCAGACCACGACCTACAACACCCTGTCGAGCGTCCACCTGACCACGAGCGGGGCTTACAACGCCTACCTGGATTTGGTAGTCCAAGGCAAGCTATCCACCAACATGGTCCCAGTTGTGTCCAGGGACTACTCCACGTTCATCGCCGTGTGGAACGGAGCCGTGAGCATAGCGGCATCGGGCGTCACGGCGCCTGCCAGCCCGGCTGTAGCCAACGCCTCAGCCACGGTCCTGGCCGATATTAACGTAGCCAAGACGAAAGGAACTCCATGACCTGGGCAGCATTGATTCCGATTATTGTGCAGTATGGCCTTCCCATCGCTGAGAAGATTTGGCAGCTATGGTCAACTAATGCCGTGCCTGATCAGGCGGCTTGGGATGCGCTTAAAGCTCTAGGCACAGCCACCCGCAGGCAGGACATGACCGCCGCTCTGGTGCGCAACGGTGTTGACCCAGCTTCGCCTCAGGGCCAGGCCTTGCTGGCGCTGGTGTCTTAGGCTTGGTAGGACAGCTCGTGGCTCTGCCAGAGAGCCCGGGCCCGTTCCCGTAGTTCCTTCTTCCACCGCTGGTCGTTTCCAGCGAAGGCCGGGTTGATGATCCGATCGATCTTGAACCCGTGGTGACGGGCCACTTCCACCCCGGAGGCCAGGGTGTCGAACAGGTCGGGAGACCGGCCGGTCTTGAGCTTGCACTTGTCCTTGGTTTCGATCTCGATCTTGTTGGCACCCACGATGGTCCACTCCCGCATGCACCCCTCCATCATCACGTCCTCGGTCATGCCCCGGAACTGGTCACCCTCGATGATGTGCCGGACGGTGTACCACAGCTCGGACACCCGCTTAGAGTAGTAGTCCTTGCAGGTGACATCCAGGCCATTGCCCACCGCGCGTTCGGAGGGTGACCCGCCAAACTCGATCGGGATCACGTTGGGCGACCACAGTCTGCCGAAGGCGGCCATGAGGCTTCCCCGGCCGGTGGAGTCAAAGCCGAAGTACTCCGGGCTGATCCCCCTCCGCTCGCACTGGTCCCTCACCTGGAGGGCGATCTGGTCCTCGGCCGGATCGACCTGGCTGTCCTTGATCGGGATCACCATCGTGTCGATCAGGGCCAGGATCATCTTGCTTTCGCTGTTGAGCCCGTAGGCCAGCTCCATGAACACGCACCGATCCCCGCCCACCCCACGGTAAGCGGCGTCGAGCGCCCCTACCCTGGTCTTGATGGAGTTGAGCCACACCGGCTCCTCCATCGCCATGTGCTTGAGGCAGAGCTGGCGTGTGATCACCCTCCGGGCGCCCTGGCCGCGCGGCATGCGGCCCTCATCCATCATCGAATACTGGATCGAGTCCTTGCCGTAGAACTTGATGTCGGCGTCTATAGCCTCCTGGGTAATGAGGGGTATGCCGAGTCGTCCGTCCAGATTGGGCGAATCACTACCCGGCAACTGGATGCATATTCCTTGGGGAAATCGGATTTCCCAGGTTTTGGTTTTCGGCGTCTGGTCAACACCACCATCCCACCCTCCACGATTGGCCGCTGGCTCACAAAGTACTCCCAAGGCATCTGTCGTATCTTTCGGATTTCCGGACCCCACGCACTTGAAGTCCTTGTTCTTGTTCATGTTGGCTATACCGTCAACAAATGAACGAGGAAGGAACTGGCAGTTGTGTACGGTTATGCCATTGACGCAGTAGCTCGGATGTCCTTCAACTTGGAGATTGTGGACCGTATATCCAATAGCACCCCCAGCGGATGCTCCATGATTAAGCGGTTTGTAATCCTTAACACAGTCCACCCAAGCTCCTTTAGAAGTGAGTCTTTCTTCATGTCCTTGGCCTTGCGCTGGTCCCAGTTTGTGTGGCATGGGCCGTCCGCCTCGATGGCCAGATTTATACCAGGGAATCCCAAATCCACTTTGTAGTTGGTCGGGTATCCGCTCCCCGACCGCTTGCCGGTGGGAATAGGATAATTCCACACGGCTTCTGGGAATGCCGTGAGAAGGAACTGTTCGGCTCTGGTTGGGCCGGTTCCGTTTCCGCCTCGAATCTTTGGATGGTGGTGAATAAATCGCAGACGATTTGAAACCTTTGCTCTGATTTCCGCACTTCTCATCGGATTGTTCGACTTCATGCTCTTGGACAATGATGCCGCCCACTCCGGCTTTCTCTTGTGAGCCATTAAAAGACCTGCCGATAATTTCCTCAGCCTTTCTTCCTGTGGCTGGGAGTGCATCCATTTCGCGTTGCAGGATAGGCTGCAAAAGCGCCTCTGCTTTGGTTTTAGCGGACTGCCGCAGAACTCGCATCGCTTCATCATGGCTTAGAAGATAATGCGATTGGTTAAGATTGCAAGCCTTTTCCCAGCCTTTTTGTGTAAGGAATGGGTGGTTTGGGGTGCAGCGAAAAACCCGAAGATCCTTGGTGATTATCTCTACCAGGCTTTCAACCACACGGCAAGAGGTGGCCGAGACGGTCCCAATTCCTGACGCGCAATAAACTCGATCCCCTGTGGTTATCCTTTCTATTGGAACCTGTCCTGTCGGGGTGTTCACTAGAGTGCCAGATAAGAAACACTCATCAGCAAGGAACCTAAGCCTTTTGTTTTTAATCCCAACCAGCTCCTCCATTCCTTGAAATGCCTGACCGCGTTTTAGAGCTACCCCCAATACTCCATTCCTGAAATCCCTACCCTCCGCAGACTGTGTGCGTTCGTCCGTAACGATTCTTTGTTTTCCTTCGATCAAATACCCTGGCAGCCAATCGTGAAGCTTCTTTGCGGACTTGTGCAATTTCTTGATTTCTCCCCATACCCTCATTTCTAGGCTCTCCCTGGTAGTGGACGAAACCAGAACCGTGGTCGAGTCCGGGTAGCAGTAATAATCCGCCAGGGCACATGCCCCAGAAATAAAACTTTTTCCCGAGCTAGCGCACCCTAGCTGGCCGATGATCCGGTAGTTCAGGTAACATTCGAGCTGCAAGTCTGCCCACGGGTGCCAAACGATCCAAGGCCAAAGTTGCTTCATCAGCTCTTTGAAGTGGAAGTTGATCCCCTCCCCGGCCAGGGTCCCGTCCCGCTTCTTCCACTGGCCGCCCCTCAGGATCATCTCCATCTCGATCCGGGCTGGATCCGCCGCCTGGTTGATGGACAAGTTGTACTTGAGGATCTGCGGCATCTTGGTTGATCGGGCCATGCTGCAAGATAAGGTATTGCGATTGTGGCCGCAATGTGGGAAGTTCGAGCATGATCTGTTCACGCCGCGCAGCTCCCAGTTATGGAACGGATTGAGATACTAACCGACGGCACTACGAATTTCTCGGGCGGAGTCGATTCGCTCAAGGCCTCCACGGTGGCCGGAGTGTCTAACCCCAACGGGCTACGGCGCGATGAACAATGCTGGCTCGTCAACGCCACCGTGCGGGACGGCGGCATCTCCCCGCGCTGGGGCTGGCAGCCCAAAACCAGAATCTCCGACGCCTCCGGAGTCTACCAGCGCGGATTCATCTACGAGCCGATCACCGGCAAACCCTACCTGATCGTGCTGATTGCCGGGCATGTGCTGAAGGTGGACATAGACTCGGGGTCGGTTACCGATCTCTCGCTGGCCTTCCTGTCCCCCACCACCACCATCACCACGATCACCGGCTTGACCACGGTGTCGCTAAAGAACCTGTCCGATGGTGAGCCCGGCATCCCCCGACCCGGCACCTACGATCAGCAGCCCAACACCTTTCCTCCCCCTGATCCCACGCTTGGATCCTACCGATCCTTCATCATCCCCAAGTCAGGAGACAATGTAGATGTCATGCTGGACTCCGCTTACCTGGGCGGCGCCGGGCCGGTGCTGACATTCCCGGCGTTCACCTACACACCTCCACCTCCATTCGGTGGGCCTACCAAGGTAGTCGGGGAGGGCACCTACGAGATCGTATCGGCCCAGGGATCCACCACGATCACCGTTCCCGGTGGATTCCAGTTGCTGATGCCGTCGTACCCCTTCGATCCAAATGACCCCGATTCAGCCTCCCGCGCCTTCTTCTGCCAGGCCGAGCAGTTCCTCATTATCCAGGTCGGCGATGGGTTCACCCTGCCGCTGATCTGGGACGGCAACCTTCTGCGCCGGTCGATTGGTATCAACGACACCGCGATCGCTCCGGGCACACCCTCAGCCTGGAACGATCCCAACCCGGCGAACTGGGGCAATGAGATCCCCGCAGCCGGTCCGATGGTCTACTACATGGGCCGACTCTGGTATGCGATCGGCAGAAACCTGTCCGCTGGGGATATCGTTGGCGGATCCTCTGGAACCAAAGGCTACGAGTTCCGCGACGCTGTGCTGAACGTGACCGAGAACCCTCTGGTGGTTGGCGGCGATGGCTTCACGGTGCCGGACAACTCCGGGGACATCGTGGCGATGCAGTACATGGGGAACATCAATGTGGCCCAGGGAGAGGGACAGCTCTACATCTTCACTCGCCGAGCCATCTACGGGCTCACCGTTCCGGTCACCCGGCAGGACTGGATCAAAGCCGACTCCACCAACCAGCCGCTGATGACCGTGGTTCAACTGACCAACGGATCGGTCAACGACGACTCTATTGTTTCGGTAAACGGCGATCTCTACTTCCAGACCTACGACAAACAGATCCAATCCCTGGTAGCCGCCATGCGCTACTTCCAGCAGCCCGGGAACATACCCATCAGCGCCAACGAGAACCGGATCCTCCAGTGGAACAACCAGTCCCTGCTCGGCTACGCCAGCGGCATCTGCTTTGACAACCGGCTCTGGCAGACGGCGCTGCCCTACGCGGTCCCCTGCGGCATCGCCCACCAGGCCGCCGTGCCTCTGGACTTCCTTCCCGTCTCCAGCTTCAACGAGCAATACTCCCCGGTGTGGGAGGGTCACTACGAGGGCATCCCGATCCTTCAGCTTATGGAGCAGGACTTTGAGGGGACTCCCCGGGCCTTCGCGGTGATGTACAACGCGGACGACAACGGCATCTGGGTCTGGGAGCTGACCAACAACGACAAGTTTGAGAACGGGGATCAGCGGGTGACCATGCAGATCGAGTTCCCCGCGTTCAACTGGGACCACCCACTGTCCATGAAGAACCTGCTGGCCGCCGAGCTGTGGGTGGACAAGCTGTTCGGCACAGTGGAGTTCAACCTCGAGTACCGCGTGGACGGGGAAACCTGCTGGGTGCCCTGGCTCAAGTGGAAGGAGTGCTCCGCGCGTAACGTGAACGAGTTCCTGCCACCGACCATCTCCTCCCCCTACCCGGCCAGCTACGGCTCCAGCTACCGTCAGACCATAACCATCGGAAAGCCGCCCTCAACTTGCAGCCAGATGCGCAGGCCCAGCAACCTGGGCTACCAGTTCCAGCCCAGGTTGACCGTGACCGGCTATTGCCGGGTGCGGGGCATCTTCCTGAGGGCCAGCATGGTGCGCACGGCGCTCTACCACAACCTGGCACCGGAGCAGACCACCGCTGGTCAACTTGTTCCTTCAGAGGCAACCTGCGTTGAAGACATTCGAGCCGGGTGCGTTCCTATAAAGACGGATAACTTATGAGACTCAGGCTATTTGACGTTCGCCAATCCGAGTTCCCCCAGACCAACGGGCTTTGCTCGAGCGACACCGTGGCGGTGGCCAATCTGGCCAACCGCTGCCAGAGAAGGCTGATCTTCGCCAAGGAGGCGGGTGACGAAGGCTGGTGGGGAAGCTGGGTGGAAGTCACCTTCAACTCCGTTTCCCGGTATGCCCCCTACATCACGCTGCCCCGGACGCTGGCTCGCCTCGAGCAGATCGCTGTGTGCCGCCATGCCGTCCCGATCAACAACCAGTTCTACGAGTATCTCGCCTTCGGCAACGGCCGGATGCCGCAGCTCAGGAAGTCGCTGGACAACTGGGGAGTGACCGAAACCTTCGAGCGCAACAACGCCGTCACGTTTGCCGATCTGCCTTCATCGTCCCAGACGCTGATGGTCTACACGACCGACCATAGCGATGTAACCAATGGACTGCGAGCGCTGGTTCAGGGGCTGGACCAGAACGGTGAAGTGGTCCGATCCACGGACGGCAAGAACCAGGTCATGGGCGAGTACGTCTACTTCACCTCACCGTTCGCCTTCACCCAGTATTCCTACTCGCGCATCACCGGGATCCAGAAGGACATCACCACCGGCTCGGCCCATTTCGTGGCCGCAGACCCCACCACCGGCAACCAGACACCCATCCTGATCATGGACCCGGGCGAGCAGGTGTCCGGCTACCGGCGCTACTACCTCAACAACCTGCCGGACTACTGCTGCTCGCAATACGCTCCAGTCCAGGTGACGGCCATCGCCAAGCTGGAGCTGATCCCCGTCGTGGCGGATCAGGACTACCTGGTGATCCAGAACCTGGAGGCCATGATCGAGGAGGCGTGGAGCGTTCACTTTGGCGATCTGGAAGGCGAGGCAGCGATGGTGGAATCGGCAGCGCACCACAAGAAGGCCATCGGCCATCTCAACGGCGAGCTGAACCACTACCTGGGGAAGGACAACCCGGCGGTAAGATTTTCTCCATTTGGCAGCGCTTCATTGGAACGGATACACATCGGTATGATTTAGGAGAACAATTATGGGATTCTTAGGAGACGTATTTGGATCGAAGCAGAAGACCACCAGCCCGGGCGCCGGTCAGCAGGCTGCCCTGACTGAGGACATTAGCTCGATGGGCCGCATCGGCCAGCTCGGCAACCTGTACAACACCCAGCAGAACCAGGCGGCGATGTCGCAGTACACTTCCAATCTACCAGGATTCCAGTCAAGCTGGAACCAGGCTGCGACGAACACCGGACAGCAGTTGCAGGGCCAGATTCCCAGCGACGTGACGAACCTGGAAACCCAGTTGATGGCGGAGCGCGGCATCATGGGCGGGCAAACCATGACCAACAGCCCCAACGCGAATGCCGCCTGGCTCCGGGCGATGGGTCAGACTTCCCAGGGCGAGATGCAACAGGGTATGTCAAATCTGTCGGGAATGATGCAGGAAATGCCTAAGGGATCTCTCTTCAACCCGAACGAGTTCCTGGTGACTCCAATGCAGCAGTACCAGGCGCAGCAGAACTCCTACGGCATTGAGGCCCAGCCCGACCCGACACTTTCGACCCTGAACAAGGAGATTATGTCGTTCGGTGGAATGGCTTCCGGAAACTATCTGGGAGGACTGATGGGCTCTGGAATGCAAGGCGGGTCAGCGGGAAGTGGAACCACCTCTCTGACTCCACAACTACAAAGTCAAACTCCCAACATAGACATCAACGTGGATCCGACCATAAATGCCGGTGGCAGTTCGGGTGGTGCCTATGGTGGAGGGGGGTATTTCGATGATTGGGGAGGCGGTGAGGGAGACTACTCAGAAGGCCTGGAAGATCTACTCGGTTAAAGAAAGAGCAGCGTATGGCAGATGCCTACAATCCATTCGATGATTTCTCCAAAGGCGTAGCCCTGCAACAGTCGATGGTGGATGCCAATCGGCGCGGGGTGATGTTGCAGCAAGCCCAGCAGCGCATTGGCCTGGAGCAGCAGGACATTGCCGCTCGTCACGCGCTGGCCAAGCAGCAGCAGTTGATGAACCAGCAGCGCATGGAGATCTCTGCGCAGTACCATCAGCAGCAGCTCGAGCTGAACAAGCAGAAGGCCGAGGAAGCCAAGAAGCTGAACGATCAGAAGATCCAGCAGGCCATGAACCAGATGGCTGCCAAGCAGAAGGTGGATGATTTCGTCCAGAAAGGCATGGCCCAGAACCCTCAGGCCGATCCTCAGCAGTTGATGCTCCAGGCCCTCTCGATGTACGGAGCTGATATGCAAGGCTCTCTGCCGTCCGGCCTGACCGGAGCGCTCCAGAAGTCCGTCCAGCAGCAGCAGACGCAGGCCGCCATGCCGGAGATTCAGGATGTCAACGGGCAGAAGTTCTTCCGTGGCGCACCCACTCAGCCGTGGCAACTGGTTCCACAGGAGAAGACCACCACCACCCCCGCGCAGAAGGAGGAAAGCGCCTCACTCAAGTCAGCCCGTGATCGGGTCAAGGAAGCGTATTCGGAGTATGTCAAATCGTCCGGGTCCCAACGGAAGGCGAACAAGGAAGTCCTGGATGAAGCCGAGGCCCACGTCAACAAGCTGAGAGCAGCCGAAGGATTTCCACCAGAGTATGATCTCGAAGCCGCCAAACCAGCAGGTGAAGGTGAATCGAAAGTAAATGTCCTCCGCAAGTATCCCACCGGCACCGCACCGTCAGGTGAAGGAACATCTCCAGCAGCACCAGCAGCTCCCGCTGCCCAGTTCGGCATGGGTCCTGGCTTTGGCGGTAACGCCACGCTTCCTCCTGCCGCATCTCGAGCAACGGCTCCAGCACAAGCCACCAAATCGACTCCAGCAACTCCACCGGTTCCCAGGAAGGCAGCCGCGCCGCCAGAAGCGAAGCCGTTGTGGGACAGCCCGACGAAAGTGATCATGCTCTATCGCCACGGCAGGATCTCCAAGAGCGAAGCCCAGTCGATCATCAAGAAGAACTGGCCTGACAACAAGCTGGATATCAAAGGTCCGGAGTGGGACACATCCCTGGTCAGCCACCAGGGCGGAACCCGATGGACCCTCGGCATGCAGCCCGGCGCTCAAGGCGCATTGACGCACCAGACGACCAGCGAAGGTTCCCCCTACGAGTAATCTATGCCTATCTACAAGGCAGATCTATCCGATGGCACGACTGTCGAGATCGAGTCGGACCATGAGCCTACCGATCAGGAGATCCTGTCGGCGGTAGAGAAGTCCAAGCCCAGCTTCCTGGGCGCAGCCGCGCGGTCCTTCGGAACCTCCGTTGGCCCCACCGGCGCTGGCATGGCAGCAGCCGCCCCGTTCATGGGACCGGCGATGGAGGCTGCTATTCCCACCTATGGAGCATCCCTGCTTCTTCCAGTGGGCGCCGGATTGGCGGGTGCGTGGGCCTGGGAGAAGGCTCAGAAGCCGGTGCTCAAGAAGGCCTTTCCCGGCCTGGAAGCCCAGCAGGAACGGGATGTTCAGGAGCAGAAGATCGGATCTGCCCTGGGCCGCATCGCCGCTGTGGCTCCATTTGCCGAGTTCTCCCCGCTTCAATCCGCCAAGGCCCTGGCCGAGATCCCTGCCGCCATGCGCGGGGCTCCCGAGGCCATCAAGGATGTGGCCGGTCTGGGGCTGAACATTGGCCTTCAGGAAGGCATCGTCACAGCTCAGTCACTGGCCAGTGGACAGGGTCTGCCATCTAAGGCGGAAGTCGGGGAAGCCGCCATCATGGGCGGCGCCTTTGGCAAGCTGCGCGGTCCGCTGGGCAAGCTGGCCGGAGAGCCCTCTACTAAACCAGAACGTTCAGCCGTTACTCCCGAGGAGCAGAAGGTCCGTGAGGAGGCACTGAAGCAGAAGTATGAGTCCGAGGGCAGGAAGGCTGAGATCGTCCCAGGCAAGCTGGCCAGGAACGAGAACGCGGTAGCGCAGACGCTCAAGGACGGCACGGTCCAGATCAGCCGACCGAACCTACATGAGCAGTTGGAGCAGCATCTCCTGGCAGGCAAGAGCATCGATGAGGCACTGGACTCCATCGTCAGCGAAGAGTCCATCCACGGGGCCACGCGCACCCTGCCGGGCGGGGACGAGATGGCAGCCGAGTTCTACCGCGCGATGACCCCGCTGGAGAAGTGGATCGAGCGCAGGCGCTACCACGGGCCGCGTTACAAGGGAGAAACCCTGAGCGACTCGGACTACGGATCGGAAGCCATCCGGTTCCAGCTCCAGATGGCCACCAAGATGACCCCGGGCGAGTACCTGTTCTACAGAGAGAACACGGTCATGTCCAACAAGCTGCTCACCAAGCTGGAGGATATTGTCCGCTGGATCCGGGAGACGCTCGGAACCAAGGCGAGCAAACGGCAGCTAGAGATACTTGGCAAGGTGGAAGAGAACCTTGCCGCAGACAGGAAAGGAGCAAAAGATGCCCAAAGAGTACGAGAAGATAAGGGACAGCCTGCGCAAGCGGGGCAAGTCGCTCAAGAAGGCCAAGGAGATAGCGGCCAGAACGTGGAACAAGCGACACCCGGACAACCCAAACCCGTGGGCGAAGGAGTACCGGTACCACTGAACCAACGGTTCCCGGTAGGGGCCAAAGTAAAATACACTCCTCCCGGGGCACTGGATCCCAAGAAGTCCGAGTCCGGAACGGTAGTTGGTCATAAGACAGATCCCACTACCGGGCAGATATTCGCTGAAGTTGAACTCAAGGGAGGCAGACGAGAATTTGTCGGAGACGTAAACAACATCCGACCAGCAAAGAAAGCGAAAGCGCCCCCAGCAGCGCAACCTGTGGGGGCTCAACCTGGGCAGGCTCCGGTTGGTGCAGCTAAAGCTGGGGCGGCTCCAACCGCTCCAGCACCTGCGGCTACTCCAATTATAAGCACAACTCCTGCTGAAGTCCAGAATCCTCGATTAGCAGAGCTAAGAAAGCTGTGGGCGGATCGTCCTCCCACGGCGGAGGAAGCGCAGGAACACCGCGAGTTGACCAGAGAGTCAAGAGAGCGTGCGATTGCCCAGGCCAAGGCCCGTCGTGCGGGTGAGACCGGCCCGGCCATGCCCCTGGGCGGAGAGAGAGGCGAGGAAACCGAGCGCCGGATCAAGGCGATTGCCTACAGCGCCGGGGACGCCTACACGCCTGAAGAGGCCCTGACCGTCGCCCACAACTTCGCGGACTGGCTCCAGGACAAGCCGCCAGAAACCTGGGACGCCTACCTCGAGAAGTTCTCAGAGCGCATCGCCGAGAAGCGCAACGCCGAGGCGGCCAACATCGTCGCCACCAATGTCACCCCGCAGGACCAGGAGGTTGAGCGGATCCGCAAGCAGCTCATAGCGGAGTTCGAAGCCACGACTGGAGGAAAGGTTATCGACCTTCCTCCGCCACCAGCCACCACCTGGAACTTCCTCTACACCGGGATGCTCAGGCACCTGGGAAGGCCAGCCACCCCACGGCAGGCCAAGGGAGAAGCCGCGCCGTCGCAGATCAAAACCGAGAAGCTTCCCAAGAACTCAATGGGCCTGACGGTTCCTCAGAACCTGGCCAAGCGGATCTACTACGACTTCGGAGACTACGCAAGCTACTGGAGAGCCATCCACCGCCAGGACCCCACCATCCCTGAGGACTACGTCCGGCAGGCCTGGTCCGAAGCGGTCAACGATTACCTCCAGAACGCCTCCCGGGACCAGATCATGGACCTGCTCAAGGCACACGGGGAGGACCTGGAGCACGGCCGGTTCCGGGGGTTCATGGGCGATGTAGACGCCACGGAGATCCTGCGTCCGCTGGACCGGGGATACCTGATCCAGGACCCCAAGGAGTTCCAGAAGTTCCGCGACCTGAACGTCCAGGGCGATAACCCTACCACGGGCCAACCCTACACGGAGCAGGAGGCAGACGCCAAGGCGGCTGAGATCCTGTTCCGGGAGAAGGACGAAGCCCTGTTCCGCCTGGATCGCTACGCAGCCGCCAAGGGAGTCACTCCCGGCGAGGCGATCAAGATGCTGCGCCAGCAGATCCACAGCGAGCTGGCTGACGCCAACGAGTTCCTGGAGCTGCACCGGGGAGGCAAGCAGAAGGTAGTCAGCAAGGAAGGCAAGCTTGCATTCCTGGAGGCCAAGCGCGGCCGCACCATGAGCCTCAAGGAGGCCCAGAAGGCCTATCGCCAGAGCCTTGACAAGGCGATGGACCGCAGGCGCCGGGCGATCGACTACCTGAGTGAGAGGCTGATCAAGCCCTCGAGGCGTCCAGACCTGGACCCGGCCAGGCCCAAGCTGTCGCTTGATGATATCCGCACGGTCTGGACCCTGACCCCGGAACAGGCGGCTGACATCACGTTCCTTAGAGGCCAGATCTGGCAGGGAACCGGAGTCAAAGGCGTGGCCCCGTCCAAGCTGACTCGCGGTGTGGTGCTGCTGAAGAACCGGATCACCAAGCAGATGGACGCGGTTTCCCTCTACCTGCACCCGACCAAGAAGGAAGTCTACGTCTACAATCCTCGGTTCCTACCGGGGGACAAGACCCAGCAGCACATACCGATCAAGAGCGTCCTGGGAACATGGGACATCACCAAGATGTTCCTGCTGGAATCCCCGGTGAACAAGTTTCACCAGCGCTGGAAGACCGAAGAAGCGTTCATGGGGGAGATCGGCGACAACGCGACCATCAAGGAAGTGCTGGCGGATTCGGTTTGGGAAATGGGACAGAAGAAGCGCGATGCCAAAGCGGCTATCAGCGCACTGGAGAAGCTGCTGGAGGGTCCGACCAAGGAAGAGGAAGTAACGGGAGAGTTGCCTAAGGAGGCTGGGGAAGAGGGTGAAGCTAAGGTTGAGGGTGCGGAAGCCAAGGCAGCTACCACAGAAGCGGAAGGGATGAGACCCAGCGAAGCCGGGCTGGTTGAGGACGAACAGGCCGCGCCGGAAGAACGAGCCATCGAGATGAAGTCCGGGTCACCCGAGACTCTGGCTGAGGGCTCCGGCCACTTGCAGGGGCCGGGCATGGGCGTCCTGGGGCTGTATCAGACCGATCCCCAGAGGCTGGTGAGGGGTCCTCTGACCACTGAGGAAGCCGAGGCGATCTCCCAGGCCATCTCGAACTACGAGAAGGGCACTCACCAGATCCCGATCATCAAGCAGGCCGCCAGCAAGAAGCGCGGGGTCACCACCTGGAAGGAATACGGCCGCAGGATCCAGAAGGCGATTACCAGCCCATTGGATCTCCTGAACGTCTTGAAGCAGGTACAGTTCCGGCGAACCCACATCGGCTGGTACACCGGCAAGCCCAAGGGCCTGCGCGGGGAGGACTATTGCTTTGTCACCGGGATGGACAAGATCGTTACCTGGTGGCAAAACCAGTTGAAGAAGCAGAACAGGAAGTACATACGATCGCTTCCCCAGAAAGAACAGAAGGCTTACCTGGAAGGCCTGAACCAAGAAGCGCTCATGGAGGCGCTGAACCATGTCTATGAACTCAAAGAATCCGCACACACCGGCGTCCAAGGCCCAACCGAGCAAGGGGTTCCTCTCGAGTCGGCCAACTTCCGAACACGAGCACTGGAAGTCTATGGCGAAAACACTGGACGACTTGCTAGGGAACTTGCGCTGGCGAAAAAGCGAGCCGCTCAAGGGCCCTCCCCCGGAGTCGTCGGAGAGCGCGAGCGATACCTCCTCACCCACAAACCAGTAGAGGACTGGCTCAAGCAGTGGGGGATCTACAGCGAATACCCCGGACGCAAGGGACCCAAGTTCCCACCCCGGATCACCCGCCCGGAGGCCGAGTCACGGATGGTGGAGCTGCGCGGCAAGGGCATCCCGCCCACCGCCGAACAGCGCGGAGGCGGAGTCCCGGCCTACCGCAGGCTAGGGCCTACGCCACCTCCAGGTGGAGCTGAGAGCATTCCTCCACAACTTCTTGATCCCGGGTCACAGAGGTACGTGAAGGAGCATGCTGCCGGTGTGGCTCCGCCCAGGTGGGGAACCCAGATCTACGCCCAGTTGGCCAATAGGGGTCCGGAAACCCTTGGCAGGCCACCCAGAGAAGCTCCACCGGGCTACCAGCACCCTCCGAGAGAGGAAACCGGTCCGGCCATGCGCCTGGGCATGGGCGGATATGGACCGTCCAACCGGGCCAGGGGAGAGCTGGAACAGGGTCACCGTGCGTTGGCGATCACTGAGATACGCAAGAGCATGGGGGATCAGGAGCTGGCCGTTATGGGAAGGAAGTCCTGGAAGGGGTGGGACGATGCCCTGAGGATGATGAACATGGCCGAGGAAGGGGTGGTGGTGAACCCACTCGAGGCTGCCGCGATCGGCCGTCACGCCTGGCAGTTGCTGGACGAGAACGCCGACAACATTGCGATCGACACCGGATTTGGGTCCGACCAGACCAAGATGGCTCAGGAGCAATCCAAGGCATGGGGAACCCGGTACAGCAACACCTTCAAGACCACCTGGTCGGAAACCGGCAAGGTGTTCCAGGGAGATCTGGATGACATGGGGAACTACACTTCCATCCGCAGGCAGGTGGAGGAAGAAGACGAAGGGGATATAACCGTCGAGGACGATCAGCACATCCGGGACATGGTGGACGGTGTCAAGGTGGCCAGGAAGGAGCGAGAGAAGGCGGTGAGCGCCCTGAGCAAGGCCGCAGCACCCACCGCGACCGATAAGGGCAACGCGGCTGCCATCAACGAAGCGCTGAGGCAGGCCAGGGAAAACCGTGAAGCGGCTGAGGACTATCTGAGTGTGATTGAGGGTATGCCCATGATGGCCAAGCAGTCCAAGGATCTGCCGCCGCTGGACCATAAGACCGAGGACGCTCTGGCCAATGTCGGCTACGAGATAATGATGGACCTGTCCAACAAGGGCGACCTGACCGATGAGCGCTGGCTAGAGGAAATGCGCAAGGTCAAGGCGATAGGGAACAAGTACGACAACTACCTGGGAAAGATCAGGGCCATCTCCCAGGAAATCCGAGATATTTTCCTGGACAACTTCATCGCCTCAGGCGAGTCCACCAAAGAGGCCAGGGAGATCCTTACCCGCAAGCGTCCAACGATCGAAGAGAGCAAGGCCGCCATCGCCCGGGCGGTCAAGGCTGACCCCAAGGGGTATCACCCCCGGCCAATCGAGGCCTACCATGTGTTCAACGTGGTCAAGCAGGTGTTCCTGGACCCCAAGGACAAGGTGATCAAGGACCCTCTGGAGCTGTGGTTCCGGGCTTCCCAGGAGACTGGATTGCCGATGGACAGGCTGCTGGCGGCACTGTCCACTAATCGGACACTCAAGCACCTGACCGCCGATGCCCTGGAGAAGATGCGCATTGAGAACCGGGTGGTTCAGGATGCCAAGAACTGGCTCAAGAACCGCCGCTATCCCGGCTGGCTGCAATTCATCCGCAGGATCCCTCGGTACTTCTTCATGGACAAGATCTTCGGCCACGGCATGGTGCCGCTAGTGACCCACGCTGGGAACATGGCGTTCAACCCCTACGCCTGGAAGACCTACTTCCCGGTATGGCTGGACATGTACAAGATGACCTTCGGCGCCAAGGGGCTATCCGGGAGGGACTACCATGCCGCTGTGATGATGGACTTGCAAAACAAGCCTCGGTTTGACTTCTGGGTGAACATCTGCGACCTGAAGTGCGATCCAAGGCAGATCACCGATGACTACCAGATCGAGATGCTGAAGAAGTGGTTCGAGAAGAAGAAGCTTGGAGGGCTGATTGGCGGGAGAGGGTTCGACGTGCTCAAGCTCCTGCGCCATAACCGCGCGGAGCAGTGGTGGGACACCCTGCCGGAGCACATGAAGACCGGTGAATCAGGGAAGATCATGGGCAAGTACATCGCCGACAGCGTCAACCATGCCACCGGGATCGTGAAGACCCACTTCCATGAGGCGCTCAACTGGGCCATGTTCGCTCCCAATCTGGAAGCGTCTAGGTGGGCGATGGCCACCGACCTGGTCAAGGCGCTGGACATCATCAGGCCGGGCAAGAACGCCAGTCCGGAGCAGATCCTGTGGGCCAAGAGTGAGATCCGCCAGAAGGCGGCGATGGTGGGGATGTATTACTCGATGCTGGCGATGAACCAGGGGTTTTTGAAGGCGATTGGAAGCGATGAAGATGTGAACCTGACCGACCCCAGGAAGCCTGACTTCATGTGGTTCAAGGTTCCGGGGTTCAAGGTGGGGGTGGTGAATCCGTTAATCGGGATCGTGAAGCTCTTTGCCAATGCGTTCCACTCGGGGCAAGGCGACCTGTCCCAGATGGAGAAGCTCCAGGGCAGGCAGAACCTGATGGACACCACGATCGGCCGGTATGCGCGGGGGAAGTTCTCGCCCTTCGCCAGCTTTGCCTACGATGTGGCGACGCAGCAGGACTTCTCGCGCCGACCGCTGCCGTGGTCCAGCGACCAGGTGCCGACCTACTTGCGAAGAAGGGGAGTGGAACCGTGGGGTATGGGTGAATGGGTGGGCCAGCAGATCTCGCCGATCCCGCTGGAAGAAGCGCTGGATACGTGGCGGCAGATTGGGATGGATACCGCCACAGCCAGGAAGCTGGCAATCTCCCTGGCCGTGTTCGGTCTGTCGGCTGGCACGGGCGTGCGCTTGGCTCCTACTGAGCCCTAAGGCAGCACTCTCTGGGAGTGCCAGGCCAGATCGTCCTTCCACATCAGCCACCAGTGGAACTCCTTCCAGGTTCTTGCCGCCACCTTCAGCTTGATGATGGAGTCCTCCCAAGCTTGTTTTCCTTTTACCTCGTAGATCCTCAAGGGCGGCTCGGCAGCAAACTCAACGATGTCCGGGCACAACCAGGTTCCATTTGCGATCTCCAGGTTCAG